AGTGCATTAGACGGATTGTTTTCATACTCTTGTTTTGCTTGAAGCATCTTCTTCTTAAACACCACTCTATCACCATACATCTTATCCATCAACTCTGGTAGGAATCCACGCACATCTTTTCGATACTGTGCTCCATTTGCACATGTAGCATATTCTGGATTAAAGTCTGTTACCTCTTCGTTTAAGATCCTTTCAACGCTCGAGCTGGGATGCTTAGTTTCCCTGATGGTCTCTGGGGAAATGTTATATTGCATAATAAGGTGAGGATACAGGCTATTGAGATCAAAAGAGACCACCCAATCATACTTTCCTGGTTTCGGTTCCTTGACATAAGCACCTGCGTATTTTTCGTTTTTTTGAGATCTATTTTTAGGGGGAATAACAATATTCCTTCTCTTCAAATAGTTATAGATTATTGTATCCCACATTCTAACTTGATAGAACACGTCACTATAATTGACCTTAGCTTCATATGCCATAGTGAGAGCAAGTTCAATCAACTTCATCTTGCTTTCCAAACGGTCAACAAGTTCCACGTCAATTATATTATATTCGATAAACTTCTGCCAACCCTTTGTGTAGAAGTCCTTAAATGTATCGAACTCAGAGTGATCTAACTTCTGCTGACCAAGTTCTACCTTTGCAATATAATCCAACCTATAAGACTCCTGTGCCTTATAGGTAAACTTCTTATAGAGATCTAGATAATCAAGTTGGGTTACACCACCCACATCATATACAATCTGAGTGCGTCCCATTACATGAATCTCACCTTCACTCACAAGACCCCAAGGTGACATACGTTTCATCAACTTCTCACCCAGAACCCTATCTAATCTTCTGCAAATATAAGGTATGTCAAACATCTGTATGTTCCATCCTGTAATCACATCAGGAACATCTTGCATCCAATAGTTTATGAACGATGTAAGGAGTTCATACTCATTAGGACAATAATTATAAGTTACATTCTTCTGTTTGTTATTAAAAGGTTTACTTCCCCAAGTAATGATCTGCTTAGTTGTATAGTCTTGGATTGTGATTGCCAGAATCTCTTCGACGCACGATTCCACATTAGGGAAACCTTGCTCAGACGTAGTTTCAATATCCAAAGTAACAAGTTTAATTTGAGATATGTCAAACTTGATCTCATCATCTGGGTATTTGTCTGAAATGTATTGGTAAATATACCGATCATTCCCATATATTTCAAATCCCTCAACATCTTCATACCTCTTATAGAAGTCACGACAATCCCGTACTGTTCCTGGATTAATTGCTTCAACTGCTTCTCCATTCAACGTTTTATATTTAGTATTCTTTTTGGACTTGACAAATAGAGTCGGAAAGAACTCATCACGATGTTCATACCTTCTACCATTTTCAACTCCACGGACCAAGAATTGGTTTCCGATTAGTTGAACATTGGTGTAGAATTTCATTCTTTAATAATGTCTTGATATTTTTCAAGTAGGGTGGGTGTTGGTTCTGCCAAGGTAAGTATCTTATCAGAACTCAACATAAATGCATCATCCTTTGTAATACCATTTAAAAATGGTTCCAAAGTTATACTACCCTCTAAGGGGTTAACCCAAAAAGGATTAGTTAATTGGCAATCTGGTTCTCCAGGAACCGCTGCTGGTACTTCATCAATCTGACTGATCAGAACCTGCTGAGTCGTTGTCAGTGCTATTACTTTGATTTCCATAATTTACAATGTCCTGTTCATACATTTCTTTTAAACTATCTACGGGTTCAACCATAGTTACAACCCAATCAGCAATAATTGGTATTCGCTGATCTTTAGATAAAGGCATCCAAGGATAGATAGAAACTTGGGTTCCTTTTTCTGAATTTTCTTCAGGGTTTTTAAATAATTTTACCACACATGGTCGATTAAGGTAATACCCAATAACCCTTCTAGGATTCTCTGCAGATCCTTCTTCCCCTACTACCATTTCTTCTACATTAGTAATGATATCTTCACCTGATTTTAAAAGTAATAATTTGTATGCCATTAATTTAAACCCAACGTGTAACTGTTAACTCAATAGAGTTATCATCCATTTCCCATTCTTCCTCAACTTGGAATCCCATCTTCTTAACTTGATTATGGATTGTCATCCTAGCATACTGCTGATTGACTTTATCAAGAAATCTTTCTACTGGAATAGGTTGATTCCATGTCTCAAGATCTGCTACTAATTCATACTCACCTGTCATTGGATTCATTCTAAAACCAATATCAGTTCCTATAGCAAGTTCTGCCTCTACTGTTTCATGATTGATGCCATGAGACCCCGTAACTTTAAGTTCCTGATCTTCCTTTACATCATACTGGAGCATCTCCAGTGCTTCCTGTAGTTGTGGTTTGTTCCTGAGTTTCGTTCTGATTGCGGAGAAGTGAGACATTGTTTGAATAAAATTCTGGTTTGAATTGACGAGTTTCTAATTCGCCAAGTTTATTATCTATTTCCTTGGTAAGTTCGACACATTCGTGTGATGTGGTTCCCGTGACCTCTTCAGTTACGTAACCATCTTGTCTGATAGTAAACTTAAGTGTTTGCTGTGGCATGGTTAGAATGAATGAGCGTGGGTGTCTATGTCACCATGTTCTATATTATCTATCTTCTCAATGTGACCATGATCTATATCAATGTGCCACTTTTTTTCAAGTGATTCAGCAATTCTTTCTAGTGCTGATGCTATGCGAGAAAAATCTTCACTCATAATAAAGGTATCTTTATAATTATTATAGCAATAAAAAAGGGGTCTGTAAAGACCCCCCATTAATTTAAAGATATTCCTTTCTTGCATGGTGCTCTGGAACTATCTTATTCAACTCTACTGAAAGGAGTCCATCTTCAAACTTGACGGATCCAATCTTCGTATCGTCTGAGATCGTCCAAACTCGTTCAAAGGAACGTTGGGCCAATCCTTTGTGGACAAATTCTCCATCCGTTTCTGCAGTTTCTTTCTTGCCTTTGACATATAGTTTTCCAAACTCCGTATAGACTTTGAGCTCATCTTTCTTGAACCCCGCAAGTGCGATTTCGAGTTTCGACTCATGATTATTCAACTGTATTAAATTATATGGTGGATAATTTGATTGTGGGAAATCTGAATTGAAGAAATTATTCAGATATTCATCCATCCCTATGCTGTTCTTGGTAATCTTATCAAAAAGATCTGGAAGATTTGCAGCATGATATCTTGCTAGTGTGTTCATGGTTCTCCTTATTAAGCGAGTGTGAATTGTGTACCCCGAAGGCGTACAATACTATTTAACCATGAAGCACCAAAAAAGGGGATGTTGAATCCCCTACATTTTTATTCGGTTTCCTGTGTTTTATTCTTTTTACCTATATTATACTTCTGCTCTAGTATCCAATCACCTTTATCTTTGTAAGATAAAACTTTAATTTGATTGAGTGGAGCAATATCAGCAACTGCTTCTGATTTTACTACAGAGATAAGTCCCCAATCAGCAAGTAAGCGAGTAATGCGATTTCGACGCTGTACGTCATTAGAAGTGAGATTAGCATGTTTACCATCCAGTGCAAAAAGTTCCTTAAAATGCACTATAAAATATCTTCCTTGTTTGTGCAATATATGACAACTTTGGTAAAGTTTCTTTTCTTTTCTGGATGCTACTCCAATTCTTGTAAGGGTTTCTCGTACCTTTAAAAAATCATCAGGTTCATTTAAAAGTACCTCTACCATTTGGTCTTGGGACCATTTTACTTCAGGCTCCTGCGTAGAAGTAGTCATTTCATTCCTCCAGTATCAAGTCGTTGTTTAATAAATTTAATTTGTTCAGGGGTTAATATTTTCAAAGCATTAGATGCCTTTTCGTTACTATAACCATAGTATTGTTTGATGATTTCGAGGTCTGTGACTTTATCCTTACGGAGCCAGGGACTAAATCTTTTCTTTTTCCTAAGTGTATTTAGATAAAATGAATATTGCATATCTTTATCTAGGAATGAATACTTATTCATTTCATTGACATACAGTATACAATCAAGATGCCCTGACAAACAACGATTAATAATATAAGGGGGATAATTCTTAATCGTTGAAGGATCTTCTTCAATAAGATTCTTCTTATTAAAATTAATAGAATTAAGCCAATCCTTTAATTCCATTATAATAAAAAATTAAAATTTAAAAGTATTCTTCTATAAGATGTTGTACCTGATCCTGCATGAAAAGTATCACCACTCATGAACAAAACCCTACCCTTCTTTGGTTCTACTTCAGCAACTACATTACCTGGAGACTTTTGATCTTTACCATCATAAAGTCTAGTAGGACCATCAGCATCATTAACATAATATAACATAGTAAGATGAGGGTAGAGAAGATCAACATGAGGAGGATAACCTTTATCACCGATTTGCCCCCTAATATTCATAACTGCCCTTATTCTATAGAGTTCTTTTACTGGTTTATCTAAAGCCTGTAATAAAATAGGATATACCATATCCTTATATCTTTGAGTTTTCTGAAGAGGTGGTTGCCAAATAAGCTCAGTAGGAGAATCTATATCCATAGTATATGGACTTCTAGGATTTAGATAAATCATATGAACAAAATTACTAGACTTCCACTCTTCTTCCCATTCCTCCAGATCCTGATTCTGATAATACCAAGGAAAATCTTCTGTAAATGCTTTTTCTATAAAATCTTGATAACTTTTAGAGATAAGATCATCTCTTATTTCATATTCCATAATTAAAAAGTAAAAGTTCCTTTCTTGTTTGTTGCTCTTTCATATACTCACCAACCGACCTCATGGTGTATGTTAGATGAAACTCTGCTGCAGTCCAATCTTTAAATCTATCTTTAACAAGTTGATCCGAATTATAACTAACTAACTGATGTACTGAACTCTCACTACAATCTTCTGCAAACTTATCATGATCAAATCCTTTATGCATTGTACCTTTCTTACCATAAAGATTATCCTTAATATCATAAGGAGGATCAAGATACATAAACAATCCATCATGAATATCTGTTCGGAAACAGTACTCATAAGAATACCCATTAATATGCCAATTTGAAATTATCTCTGAATATCCTGGTAACTTTTCAATACCTCTCATAGAGAAGTTAGAATCACTTGCTTGTGCTGAGAAAGAAGATGATTCAGTAAGACCAGAGAAACTACACTTATTAACAATATAAAAAGCAACTGCTCTTTCAAGATCAGTCTTAGTCTTATCATTAATAACATCTTTCATCTCTGCAAATAAACATCTAGCAGAGTCCTGATTACAATGAGCAATCTTAAGGTTCTTTAAATCTCTGGTTAGATCATCACCAAACATCTGGAGATTCATCCAGAAGTTAATCAAAGGTTCATAAAGATCATTAACTGTAATCTTTAGATGTGGATACATCTTACTCATGTATATCGCAACACTTCCACCACCTAAAAATGGTTCACGATATTCTACATACTCTCTCATATCTGGAAAGTATTGTGACATCTTAGTGACAGCACGAGACTTACCACCAGGATATCTAAGGGGGGTTTTCAATGATTTCATTTCGGTAATTTCCGATTAAAATTCCAATAATCAAATTTCTGCCAAGTATAATATATACCAATCAATATTCTTTTGACAAATTCTTCAAGAAATATTAAAGAGATAAAAAAACAATCTTCTAAAGTTTTCATATATTTAAATGCATCTGAATTGCATTGTCAAAATTAGTATATGTAGGTCCATGTAAGGCACAATACTCATTAAAAGTAATCATCATTTCCTTACGTGTTAGATTACAATGTTTTGCTGCCTGTGGAACATTCCATTTAGCACAAAACAACATCTCCATTGCTTCTCTAGTTTCTGGACGCATTAATAGAATCTTTCATAGGGACTACTATTAACTTGCACTTCAATAGTATCAAAGATTCTATTTAATGAACGAGCAAATACTCTATATCCAGAACCAACATATAGTTGACCCAATACAACTGATGCTGTTGCTACACCCCAAAAGATATAATAAAATCTCGACTTGACTTGGTTTCTCACTTTTTCTTTACTAATCATAATAATATTTAATAATGTTTATATTGTATACTAATTACATAAAAGTTGCAAGTAATTTAAATAATTCTTTTCTTTCTATAAAGATCATCCAATTGTGCTTCTAATACATACTCTAAACTATCCAAGTTCTCCCGCAAATAATCTTCCCAATAGTTACCTTCAATCAAATCATGAAGGTGTGCTATATGCTCTAATGCATATACTAACTTGGTTTGATCATTCATCCTTGGCATCTGCTATATCCTCTAATGTGTATAAACTTATTAAATTTAAATCAGAAGAATCCATAAAATCAGTTGCTTCAGATTCTACCTGACGATCCACAATAGAAACTACAAGATCAACATTATATCCAGCATCACGAAGTCTTGTAGATGCTTTAATAGCAGAACCTCCTGTAGTAATAACATCCTCCAAAACAACGACCTTAGACCCTTCTGGAAGTACTGGACCTTCAATCCATGCACCTGTTCCATGTCCTTTAGGTTGTTTACGAACTATTAATCCATCCACATCTGCCGTCCAAGGAAGATCATATGATGCCAAAGAAACACCACTAACTAATGGATCAGCACCTAAAGTAAGTCCCCCTACAGCAACTGTATCTTTAGGAATCTTTTCTAACATCATAGTACTAACAATTTTTAAACCCATTGCACTTAAAGTAACAGGTTTACAGTTAATATAATGCTCACTAGTTCTACCAGAAGAAAGTTTAAATTCTCCTTTTTTATAAGCATATTTTTTGAGTAATTTTAAAAGTTCATCTCTCATGTATTATTCCTCATGAGAATGGTTATCGAGTTTACCTGACATAACATATGCTTCTTTGTTTCCACCATGTCCATGTGCAATACCCAGTTCATGCATCTTTGCATGTTCATCAATAGGATCACGTAAATCTACCTTACCTGGTCCTATAGTGAGGTACAATCCATACCCCATGATAAAGAACAATAGTCCTACGATAATGAATACTAAAATCATTTTGGTAATTGACCTCCTTCGTGTAAATCTTTAATAGGAAAAGTTATCATCTTTTCCCAAGGTGAATAATTATCAAAGAGAACTGCTACGTTAGTTCCACTAATCCTTTGAACAAATCCAACATAACCCCAATATATTGAAGTGGGATTTTTAATTGTTACAGTAGTTCCTGGTAAAATCATTTCTGTTTCCTCCAGTATTCTATAAGACATTGAAGTTCTTTAATACGATCTTCAGCTGCTTTAATCTTTTCTTCTAAAGGTGTCATTTGAATTCACACTCCACCATTAATTCTGTAAGACATGCAAGCATATTTATCTCTTGATCTGCTACGAACGCAATCTGATACTGGTACTTAGCAATAATAAGAACAGAAGCAGGAATGGAGCGAGGGACAAGGGAAGTGTAAAGACTATCGTAAATGCGACGCAAAAGTACAGCAGGATCATTGTCCAAGTTATTGACACACCATTTACGTACTTCCGAAAAATCTTTCTCCTTGAGGTTTTTAATGAGATCATTTACTTTTACGTCAGAAAAATGTACAAGTATACCACTATCTATTTTACCACCAACAGAGTATCTTTGACACTCATTCAAAACTCTTCTCCAATCGGGGAAGTGTTTATTAATTAATTCTGCTAAAACTTTCTTATCTGCTTCAATATGTTCTTGCTTTAAAATGTCTACTAATCTTCCGAAGAATTTTGCTGCAATTTCTTGCTTAGACTTTTTCTGAATACCAAACTCAACCACAGCACATCTCGAATGGAGGGGTTCAATGATTTTATTTTTGTAGTTGCAAGTGAAAATGAATCTGCAGTTTCCTGAGAACTCCTCAATAGACGCTC